ATACCGGGGCAGCCAAGCACAACATCATCGTGCCACATCCTAATCAGGGAGAAGAGTCACCCTGCCATACGCCTCGCGACTTTTTGCGCAGAGGCAAGCCAACGACTTCAGTCGTTGGTAGGTGACGCGGGACATGGCATACCGATATCAGCATCTGGCGAAAAAATAGAAGGCCCGATCGATGCGGCTAATATCTATGTGATCGGCACGTTGGGGGATATTCTGTATTGGAATGGAATTTTTGAGGCGTGATTATGGCAGAAGGATCTTTTCATTGCACTATATGCGGGGCGAATTTCACTGAAGACGTAATATTAGGAGACTACAACGTAACATGCCCCAACGGACACGTATTGCCATACGAGACTCCTGCGGGGGAAGAAAAATCAGAATGCGCCTGCCCAGTTTGCCATCAAATCGTGCCTATCGATCTTTTACCAGGCGGCGTAGATCTCGATGAGATCCCCGGCCTATTGGAATTCAACTCAGGTGTTAACCTGATAAATATGTGGATGTGAATTTAAATGGTAGACAACCCAATCCCTGTAAAGAAGTCATCTACTCCTGATTGGTACATGGCTGGAGAGCACGCCGGAGACGCGGGCGACCCATCAGAACCGATAGTAATCGCGAAAGGACCGAGCGATGTGGCATTGGCGACCGCTGCCAAGCAGGACACCATCAAGACGGCGATCGATGCCATCACGACCAAGCTCTCGGCAGATCCAGCTACCCAGACCACATTAGCGGCCATCCTGGCTAAGCTCATCGCAAATCCTGCAACTGATACGTTGCAGACGGCAGGAAACGCGAGCCTGAGCAGCATTGCAAGCATTTCTGACCTGATCGATCTCGGAGGAGCGCAGCGGCTCCCTGGAAACGGTGCATCGCAAGCCCTGACAGTGCCGGCCAATACCCTGATCATGCGCGTCGATGCAGAAGGCGGGGCAGTGAGGATATCGCATACCGGGGATGCATCGGCAACCACAATCCCGCGAGTCCCTGAAGAGGCCATTGATTACATTCCGTTGGAGTCTACTGACACACCACAATTCTATGGAGCATCGGCTTCGGTGATTGCGAATATCAATTATTACGGGGCAAGAACATGATGCGTGGAATGCCGGGGATGAGTACCGGCAAGGCAGAGCGATACTTAGAGGCGAAGGGATATGGCGTTCGCCCATCTAATCTTGGTCGGACGGTCTATTACGTTGATTTTACGCTTGGAAATGACTCGTATGACGGCCTGAGCCCCGAAACTCCTTGGAAAACCATAGAACAAGTAAATGAATTTACTTTTGGAGCGGGCGATAATATACTTTTCAAGCGGGGTGAGACATGGACGGGCACGCTACTTCAAGTTCCTAGTAGCCATCTTAGAATCGCTGATTATGGCAGCGGAGATAGACCAATCATAGACGGAAATAACGCAGTAGATTGTGTCAACCTCACCGGTGCACACGACTTAGTTCTCGAAAATTTGGTAGCTGCCAACGGAATAAATTTTGGATATCTCGGAACGGGAGCAACAACCTATGGTATCACATTTAGCAACTGTGACGCTTACCACGCTGGAAACGACGAATTAAATTTCATGGGTCCGGCGCATGATATAACCATATTAGGCGGCGCATTTTACAATGGGTATAATCGGTCTGGAGTTGGTGGCCTCGCTGCTGGGATGGAGTTTGCGGATGGGGTTTACAATGTTCTGGTAGATGGCGCCACAATCCACGACCAAACCGCTGAAGTTCCTTCTGGTGTTGGTATTACTATCCACACACATTCGGATGAACCGGATGGTATGCCCTGGAACATTACAATTCAGAATTGCAATATTTACGCCAATCAGCATCGGGGCATATCAATCTCCAATGCATTTACTACCGCGCAAGGCAATCGCAATATCGTTATACAGAGAAACAAAATATATTCTCCGACTACTGGAACCACATACCCTGTATTTGTTCTTGGAGACGGTTCGCCCATAAGCGGTATCTCTTTCTATCAGAATGAGATGGAGGCCACGTACTCTGAATGCATCTATTCCCGATCTGTCAAAGACATGAACGTGTATAATAATACGTTCTGGAATAACAATTCCGCATACGGCGGGTGTATCAAGGTCGATGGCGCTGGATGCTCCAACATCCGGGTCAAGAATAATATCATGTTCGGCAACAACAGCGGCGTATATATGATATGGCTCTACGGCGCAACTGGACTAACTGGTTTCGAGTGTGACTATAACGTGTATAGTTATCTCGGAACTGCTAATAGATGGGCCGGAGTAGCGACAGATAACACTTGGACGCAATGGCAAGCCTTGGGATACGATGCACATGGTGTCCGTGGCGATCCTCTCTTCATTGACGCTGCTAACCACATATACACCTTGGGGGCTGAATCTCCTGCCATCAACGCCGGTGTCGATGTCGGGCTGTCGTTTTTGGGAGCAGCGCCTGACTGCGGTGCGCATGAAAAAGCGTAGGCAGCCGTGGCCTTGAAGGCCGCAATAGCCGCGGACCAGGCGTGGTACTGTGCTGAGGCTACCAGGCACATCGATACACTGCCTCTCCGGGTCCAACGCTACGAGCTGCCATGTACTGCCAGATACATGGCTACCAATAAATATTATTGTTAAGAGGTGAATATGTTAAATACAAATCCCACAACGAACTCAGGCAACGGTTGGCTTGAATGCCTTGAATACGCCGGAAGGGGTGCGAAAGACCCGGCGGGTTACTCGCTGGCATGAGGGTTCAAGGGATCTCAGAAGGTTTACGATCACCGTTCCGTTTCTGGAGGTGAAGGCTTGACCGCCTCGCCGGATGGCAGAACCCAAACTGTCGATGTGCGGCACTCATTCCGAGGCTCTATCTCTGGTTGGGCCGATCGCAATTCCTGACGGCGGCAACGATTATTATGTGATTACTGAACCGGGGACGGTATCCGTGGTATCCGATGGATCGATTTATCACGTTTTATATCTTGAAGGTATCTGGACAGCATCAGCATAGGTATCATTGCCCTATGAAAGCCGGAAGGAACGCCGGGTTGATGGTCACGCGAATAGGTGAGAGATGATCTTATGACCGACATTGCTGCATTTCCCTCCAGCTACATAGTATCTGATGCCGAGCTGGAAGCCCTCATCGGCGCCGACAAGCGCACGTCAGCCGTGGCACTGAAGGCGGCAATAGCCGCGGACCGGGCGTGGTACTGTGCTGAAGCTACCCGACACATCGATACACTGCCTCTCCGGGGCCAGCGCTACGAGCTGTCGTACATCGAGAATGGCAGCCAGAAGGACACCGACGAGGACGGCCTTGTTCAGGTCCTGGAGTTCCCTCGGATCATCGATGAAGCTGTCTGCGATTGGGATTATGGCACCGATCTGCCCATAGTCCCGGCTGATGTGAAACGAGCCTGTCTGGAAGAGGCCATAGCAATCTATGCTGCAGGATCGAGCGGCAGCCTCAAGGACCTGCAGGAACAGGGCGTGGTGAGTATGTCCATAGGCGGGAAGCTGAGCTACTCATTTGTCCAGGGGGGCGGGTCTTCGCCGCTCCTGAGCGCCACTGCAAAGCGAATTATGCGGAAATATGTGGGGGCGGTGATGAGATGAACCTCCTGCCGCCTGGCCTCGGCGAAACCGTCACACTGCGGCACAAAACCGGGGCGAATGAGTACAACGAACCCACATACACAGATTCTTCGATCACTGTCGTTTGGTTCGATCAAAAGCGCACACTCCACCAGGAGGGCCGGGAAGACGTGCTCTGTGATGCCTTCTGCCTGACTGAGGATACCACTGCAGTCCAGGGCGACGCCATCACCAGGGACGGCGTGTCCTGGCCGGTGCTGGACGTGGCCATCACGAACGGCTATTTGGGTATGTCTCTGCGAGTCGTGAACCTGAGCAAGTATCGGGGTGGATGATGCCGAAAGTTGAATGGGCAGGTACTCGGCTCATGTTGGCTGCACAGGAAGCAGTTATCGAGGTCGCCCAAATGACGGCAGAGATCGTGAAGGGAAAGGCCGTTAACCTGTGCCCATATGATTCATCGCACACACGAGAGTCTGCAACAGTCACAGACCTTGAGAAAGCCTTCGAAATATCGTTTAACACGCCGCAAGCCGCGTGGCTCCATGAAAGCCAGGGATATAAGCCGAGCCATGCCGGGACAGGGCCGGGCTACTTGCGACAGCCACTCCTGGAATCAGAAGAGCAGTATCAAAAAGACGTAGCCGCCGCTCTGCAAGCCATTTTCAGCTAATTCTATTCTATTTTTGGGATGATTCAATTGAGTGCAGACTTAGATTTCTTGGATGAACTTCTCCGAGGTCTCGATAATGACGCGCTCGATTGGGCAGAAACCAGAATCAGGCGAATCAAAGAATCTCGAAACCCCACGATAATAGCTAGAAAAACAATAATCAGGAAAAGGTGAGACTGTGGTAATACTGAAATGTCATAATTGCGGCTCCGAAAAGGAGACGGATAACCCGCCAAAAGAGTTCCTCTGTAAGGTTTGCGGCGGGGCAAATGTCGTTGCCCTCACAGACGGTACCGCGGATTCGGCAGGAGGATGCATAGCTCCGACAGGGTTTGAATGGCAACTTCCGGCAGGAGTTTTAGAAGGTCCGACTGGAAAGATCTTCGTCACAGCCCAGGGTACCCACATGACGAAGGCTGAGTTCATCGACGCTTACAAGATAGATCCTGAGATCGCCCTGGCCTACATGAGGGCGCATAAGGGGGTAAGGAAGCTATGAAGGCCTTCCTGCGTGGGATAGCTTACAATTTCCTGCTCATCATGATAGGTGTCACCATCGCACACTCCGCGCTGCCATCCGAGGAGATCCGGCATGTGGCTGCACCGGGCGTGATCGACCTGCAGAACGTTGATCCGGCTGCTCCGAAGGCCTTCGCCGTCCAGGATGGCAATCTGAGCATGTTCTCGCTCCGAGAGCTGCCGAACCTGGGCCATTATTGCTCATGGGCAGACCAGGAAGTACAGACCGAGGCAGTGCTATCAGATTCACAAAAGGCCGTGCTGGCCGTGCCAAGCAACAGCACCGGGCAGAATGTCACTGCGATCAATTCTACAGAGTTGATCTATTTATGATCGCTCCAGGTGAGCAGATCATCACAGACGAAAACGGAAAACGGTTCGTTGTGCGGTGGAGAAGGGAGTCCGGGGGTCCGGAGCCCGTCCTGATCCCTGAAGAAGAAGCGTGAGCGGATGGTATCTCTTGAGATTTTTCTGGAAATCGTAATCATCGTTGAGCTTCTAATCATAGCAATTATTGGAGGTAGAAAATTGACAGCAATCGAAGATCTTGCGGACGTAGTGGCCGCAACAATGGACAGCATGAACAGAGCCGCAACCAAGCTCCAGGAGCTAGTTACCGCGCTGGCGAACGCCTCTGGTGAGGCCGAGATTGCGGCCCTGAATGAAAAGATCGCAGCCCAGACAACCGCCCTGACTGCCGCCAAGGACGCCCTGAATGGAGTGATCGGATGAGTGATAAGTTCTTCTGCTCTCGAAAGGGCGGAATTCATAGGGGCGATTTCGGCCCCAAAAACCTGAGCGAGAACGTGAACAGTGAACTCATCGTCCTGGAGGGCACCAGAGTCAATGGCCCGTGGTACAATGCTCTCGATTTTTCAGATGAGCAGATCGAGTTCTACAGGGCAAAAGGATGGATCGAGTTTGCGGAGGTGGAGTAAATGGATTTTGCGGATGCGCTCAAGGCGCTAAAGAGTGGCGCGTGTATCAAAAACGGGCGCTGGAATGGCCGGGGCATGTACTTGGCCCTCCAGGTACCTGATCAATTCTCAAAGATGGGCGCACCATATATCTATCTATGCATGCCCGATTCCCATCCGAACTATCCGCATGTGATGGTGCCCTGGACGCCCTCCCAGCTCGATCTTATGTCAGATGGGTGGGAAGTACTAAATGAGGAGTTGAAATAAATGTCACTACTTGGTGAACTGACTGCAAAGGGCCTGAGTCTGGCCCTGGGAACCGCACTGAAAGCAAGCCCACTGGATGCAGGGACAATCTCATCCGCTCTGTCGATGGTCGGAGCCGCCCTGCAAGACCTGGCACTGAAGCTGAAGGACGGTAAGATCGATGAGGCTGAAATTGAGGATACCCTGGCCAAAGTGGGTGCGCTCGGCAATGATTCGGTTGCGCTGGCCGCCAAGGCCGCCGTTGGCCGCATTTTAGAGCAGATACTCTGAGGGTCTCCACAATGGAGACCGAATTTATTTCTTTCCTCACCAACCAGGGGCTTGCTATCGGAATTGCGGTATTCCTGGTCTGGTGGGTGACTACTCAGATGGGGCAGCAGCTCAAGGCCACATGCGAGGGCCAAACCCGGCTCTGTGAGCAGCAGATCAAGCTCGCCACGACAATGGATCGGATGCTTGAGCGGCTCAATGATCACGATCAGCAGGCTAAAGAGATTCTGAAGAAAGTTGATGGGATCGAGCAAAAAATATGAATCTAATTGATCGATGCCGGGCCGCGTGGGCAGCATTCCGGAAAGAGCCTGAACCCCGAAATGGCGGCCATCGTTTTGCCATTCAGTCCACATCTGATATATATTGCTGGGCGGATGCCATCAGACTCGACCCAATGACGGGCGAGCCAGAATGGATATGCGACCGGGGAGATCACATCGAGCTGAAAAAGAAGCTTCCAAGTTGGGGCATCTTGGTAGATCTTCAGCCAGACATTACTATTGAAGAATTCCGGCAGGGAAAATCGTAAGCCAATTCAGGGCCACCCGGATTTCTCCGGGCAGGAGAGGCCCAACCCGCCCTCCTCCATCACTCTATATTCTCCTGTTCGAGTGACTTTGACGGTCCGGGAATTTTTGGCATTCATACAAATCTTTTGGAGTATATATGTCTTTCTTAGAAGATTTGGCCGCGGCCCTCAATACTGCAGGAGTCGGCGTCTACCCCGGCACCAGCTCGACCAGGACCATCTATCTGGCTGAAATGCCAGCAGATCCGGACGCCGTAATAGCTCTCTATGCCAGGCCAGGCCGGCCAAAAGCCCTCTACTGTGATCTCCAGTATCCAGAGCTGCATGTCGAGGTCAGGGCTGCCACCTACGCTGCCGCTCAGACGAAAGCCGAAGCGATAGACACTGCCCTGCATGGCCAGCATGACGTGACCCTCAGCACCCACAAGTACCTCACAGTCCGGGCGTTGGGCGTACCGGCGAAGCTTGAGGTAGACGGCAGAGGACGGACAATCTTCTATCAGAATTTTGAGATAGTAAAGGGAGCATGAAATTATGGCAATCTCAGATGCACAACATACCGGTCCGGTAAATGTCGAGATCATTCGCAAAAAGACAGGCGGAGAGCGTGTTCTCATAAATGGAGAGGACATCTCCATGATCTGCACAGACTACGAAATCCTGGCCCACCCGGGCGACTTGAAGCGGTTGCGCGTGACATTTCTAGTAGGATCTCTGAAAATGTCGGATGAGCGAATGGAAGTCACCACAGCAGACGACGCCAAACCAGTGCATATTTAGCTTTGTTTTTATCTGCTAGTAATTTTTTCTATTAATAGTTTTCACACATTATTATAGACCCATTTTAGGGGTAAATATCCCATAGGAGAGTGATAAGAATTGACTAATGCAGTTTCCGGAATGCAGGGCACCCTATGGCTGTGCGCCACAGAGTCCGGCACATACGTTAAGCTCGGTGAACTGTCCGATCTTAAGTTGAAAGTTGACGGTAAGGAGATTGATACTTCCAATGTGGACGACGCCGGGTGGGGCAGCTCCATAGCAGGCTCCAAGAGTGCCGAGGTGTCCGCAACAAACAACTTGATCATGAGCGATGCTGGCTATCTGTTGCTGGCCGCGGCTATCTTCAGCAGCACCATGACAATCTACGCCAAGGTCCTCCAGAGTGGGACTCCCACAGTAAGCCCCGTCGGGTGGGCAGGCCTCATGCGGGTGACCGCACCGAACTTCACGCTCGCTGGCACAAGCACACAGCAGAAGCTCGACTTCAGCCTGAAGAATGTCGGCGCACTGGCACCGATCACGTGAGGCTGCCTCATGAAAAAGTACCTGGCCATGCGGCTCCGCCGACTGGCCAATTTTCTTGATCCTCCTCCAGTTGGAAATTTTACTGTCAAAATCGACTGCCATGCGATGCAGAACGCTCTTGAGAACGCTCTTGATAAGATGAAAAAAGAGATGTTAGTGAGCAGCAGGAGGAGAGGATGACATCAGCCGTGAGCGGCCTTTCCGCCGCCCTATTTCGGGATGAGTCGGAGGAGTACCTATGTACCGCTCTCGGCTCAAACCGTGACATCTGCTTTGTCAGCAAGAACGGCACCACGCCCTCGATTGAGATCGCCGTGAGCGGCCTCGGCACGTCACTATCTGTCGCTGTTGCCGGGTCCGATGTGGTAGTGCACAGCGCCACAGACGGCAGCGGGGTAGCAACAAGCACTGCAGCCCAGATCATGGCTGCCGTGAACGCGAGTGTGGCTGCATTCGCCCTCTGGAAAGCCCGGCTTCCGCCCGGTCAGACAGGGGCGGGCGTTACGGGTGCTCTCGCCCACACGCACCCCTATGATGGTGTCCTCTTCACAGATCTTGCGTTGGTCGATAGCGGCGATCACAAGACATATCAGGCCGCTTCAGGCTATCGCTATTGGGATGAGGACGAAACGCTATCCGTCGAAGTCGATGGCTCGGCGGTGACAACCGGATTCTCAGTGAACTATCTCAGGGGGTCCGTCACTTTCGATGCATCTCAGGGCAGCAGCACCGTTACGGCATCCGGAACCAGGCGATCAGAGCTGGCATTTCAGAAGGTCATGGGCCTTTTCGACGGAAAGCTGAAGATCGACGGGAAAGAAATCGATACGACAAGCGTCGATGATGACGGTTGGGGCAGCTCCATCGCCGGGGCGAAGTCCTGGGAGCTGTCGGCGGGGACGTTCTACTATGATGGTGGAATTCCCATTACCGACATCGCCGCCGAGAGCTTCTGGAAGTTCTACAGCGTGCTCTCCTCTGATCCGTTCGCTATCGGCATGGGAACCGTTATGGGGTTGGAGCACGTTCTTGCCAATCCGAATGAGGCACAAAAGCAGACTGTCACAGTGAAAGGAAAAGGCGAGATTTATCCAGAGTAAGCCTCTGGATATTCATTATTTTTCGCGAATAATAGTAAGGAATGATAACTATGTCTAAACCGAAATTGAATGAAGAACTCGCTGGCAAGCGCGAGATATCCGCAATGTTCGATGAGATCAGGCCTCTGCGATTGGACATCATGTCCATGTCCTGGATCGAGGATAATGTACTCGCGGGTCGGGCCGCGCCAATCGAGCAAGTAATGAAGAACCTTGGCCGCATAGGATTTCTGAGGGTCGTTCTGCAGGCGGCCCTTGGGATGGTGCACAACGCGCCAAGATGCAAGGCAGAAGACATCCCGGCCATATTCAACGGTTACATCGAGAATACCGGCAATGTCGAGGATCTGGCCGTGCTCCTGACGGAGGTGTACGATCTGGCAACAAAAAACCCTGCCAAGCGAGCGGAGGAGAAAGCAAAGAAGGAAGCAAAAGAAATGGAGGAGAAAGCAAAGGCCCCAGTGAGCCCCAGCGAACCTGGTGGCAGCACGTAGCGCATATTGGCTATGAAGTACTCGGGCTAATGCCCGATCAATTATTTTCGCTCACAATCGGAGAACTCGATGCCCTTCACGCACACCATTTGAGGGAGCGCGCATGGGTGCGAGAGCAGGCGGCATATTCGGGCTGGTGCGCCGCAAAGGGCGTTGCGTCCTGGTTCAACGATGGCCTGCCGTCGTTCAATGAATTCTATGGCATTCCAGACGAGGCACCACTGCCTAAGCAGTACACTTCTGAAGAGTACGTCGATAGGTATAACTCCTGGAAATAAATTCTAAAAGTGCTCATCGCGGCCCGATTCGAACGGGCGGGTTTGCTTGGTCAATTGTTGACCTCACGTTTCTTCCCATTTTTAGGCAGCCTGTAGCTGCTAGCGTTAGTCCACTTCGCCACGCGACGAGCACATCCCATCTCTTGCCTCAATATTTATATTTTTGGAGCTGACATGACCGACGCAGGCAGAATTACCGCAATCATAGACGGAGACATCTCGGCCCTCACGTCCAAGATGGCTCAGGCGAAGTCTGTCGCCACCTCAGCCGCCACGGATATCGAGAAGGACTTCAAGTCCAAGCTCGGCTCCGGCATGTCCGGCATGGGGGACGGCCTCAGCAAGTCGTTTTCCTCCGGCAAGTTCTCTGATGCGGGCAAGAAGGCCGGTGCCGCCCTGGTCGATGGGGTATCGTCCAGCTTCGGGCCGCTCGGCTCGGCAGTCGGTGAGGTAGCAACAGCTCTCGGCCCCACCGGAATCATAGCTACTGCAGCCATCGCGGGCGCGGCCATCATAGCCGCTTCTGCCTCCTCTGCTGCCATGGAATGGGAAGCTGGCATGAGCCAGATTTCCAAGACAACCGGCATAGAGAAGTCTTCAGCTCAGTTCAATACGCTCTCCAAGGATCTGCAGAACCTGTACTCTCAGATGCCCACAACGGTATCTGAGATCCAGAGTGTCGCCACCTCCGCAGGCAGCCTCGGCATAGCGCAATCAGAGATCGCTGGATTCACCGAGACTGCTCTCCAGATGGGCAGCGCCTTCGACATCCCCGCGGAACAGGCTGCCGTTGGTGTAGGAAAAATCAAGAGCCAGACAAAGTCCTTCACAGATGAAGTCAAGAACCTCGACGGCTCTGTCAGCGACTCCAAGTTCGCTCAGCACTTCGGTAGTGCGGTGGACTATGCAGGAAACAGCCTGAACGCCACAGAGGCCGATGTCCTGGACTTCTCGACCAGGACGGCAGGAGCGTTCTCCAATCTCGGTGGCAACATATACGAGCTGGCCGGATGGGGCGGAGAGCTGTCCTCAGTATTCTCTTCCTCGGAGCTTGCGTCCGGCTCGTTCAATGCGGCTCTGAATCAGCTCATGGGCACCACCAAGGGCTCAGAGAATGCCAGAGCCAAAGCCGGAGAGCTGTTGGGCGTCACGCCTGAAGACTTCCAGGAGCTGATGGTCAACGATCCAACAGATACCCTGTTGGATGTCGGAAAGGCTATGGAGGGCCTGTCGGCTGCAGAGCGTTTCCAGGCAGCCGGTATCCTCGGCGGCGGATATGGCGACGACTTCTTCCAGAAGATGGTCGGAAACACCGAGGAATGGCGCGAGAAGATAGCAGAAGTTAAAGAGGAGGGAGAGGCAGGAACCTCAATCGGCGGCAGCTATGAGGCGGGCGTCGAGAACATGAAAGCCCAACTGGAGATCCTGGGCAATTCTGCCGGGGCTATCTTCCAGGACATCGGCGGGCCGCTCAACGAAGCACTTACGCCCGTCATCAGCACCGCTGCAAGCGGCCTGAACAGCCTCCGGACCATAGGAGAGAACCTCTGGGGGCCGCTCACTACGGCGCTTGGTCCGGCAATCACCGGAGTTAGTACCCTGGCCAGCGCCGTTGCCGGTGTTGGGAGCATGCAGCTAGATTTGCTAGTAGCTGCATCCGGGGCCGTCAGCACGGGCTTTGAAGTAGGCAGCGCGTTTGTGTCTGCCTTCGGCGAAGAGCTATCCGATCTTGTCACAGGCACAGAAACCTTCCAGGAACTTTCCGCCGCGGTGGAAAGCTTCGGCGACACCCTCTCAGGAATAGGCGACGGAATAGGCGATATCGCAAGCAAGATCGCAACCGGCCTGGCGGACGCTGTACCAAAAGCCCTTTCCGGTGCCGGGGATGCGGTGGGAACCCTCCTGGAGAAATCCGGCCTGGGCGGAGTGGCTGAGGCGTCCGGGGATGTCCAGGACTTCCTCGGAGGTGTCTATGACAACGCGGCTGAAAAGCTCGGCTGGGGCGTCGAGAAGGGCACAAAAGACGGGATGGAGAAGGGCAGCGAAGCCGCGAAAGATAAAGTCCAATCCGATCTAACCGATGCTGCCAAAGCCGCGGCAGATGCATTTGCAGCCGATAATGACAGCTATATCAAATCCCATTCCAGCGGAGGCTATGATCTCCAGACGATGGAGCAGATGGCCAAGGACGCCGGATTCAAGAAGGACATCAACACCAAAGATGAGGCATTTAGCGTTCTCGGAACTGAGTACACCCTCCGCACAGTAAGCACCGATAGCAGCAAATACATTCACCTGTTTGACCCGGTAGCCGATGCCTGGCAGGGAAACCTCCAGTCCAGCGGCAGCGATGCCGTTGAGATCGTAGCTCAGAATTACTACGACTCGATGAAAGACAACATCATCGACTCAGCAGATTTCCTGGAAACCCAATATTCTCAGATGAGTGATGATCTGGGAAACATCCTCTCAGATGGCATTTTCACACCGATGGAGAGGAAGTCTCTGGAGGTCTACAAGGAACTCCTGGAGACCTACAAGCAGGACATGCCGCTCAACTTCACGGCAAACGATCAGGAACTCCTCGACCAGATAAGCGCAACTCTTGAAGGCAAGACCTTCGAAGTCACTGTCGATATAAATCCTGAGCAGCTTGAGACCAACCTCCAAATCTGGCTCCAGGAGAATTCCGGACTATTCGAAAAGATGGCCTCGATGGGCACGCCGGCCACGCAGCCACAAGCTGAAAGCCTGCATACTCTCCTGACTGGCCTTGAAGGCAAGAAACAGGAGACCAACGACCCCGAGACTCAGGAGAAGCTGCAGAGGGAGATAGACCTCATCGACAAGCTCATGGCCGCAACAGAAAGCGGCGACGTCGCCAGCCTGGGAACAGCTCATGCAGCCTATGATGAGCTGATCAGCATAGATAGTAGCCTGCTCTCAAACACCGGCCTGCAGATGCTGGCCAATACCCTGAATCGAGAGGAGCTAACGCAGCTCCAGCTAGTGAACGGCAACCTGGTAGCTATCGGGGACTCGATAGAAGCCGGGCAGTTCGTTAGCGCCAGCAGCATCATAAACAATTATGGGGATTTCGGAGAGTATGCATCCGGAGAGGATACATCAAGCGGCTGGAAATATGTGGCCTCGACCAACCTCGGCCCCTCCAAAGAGGCCCTAAAAAATGCGCTGGCAAAGGCCACATACCAAGACGGTGGTGTCACTGGTTCGGAGGGGCTGGCATGGGTACATGCCAACGAAGTCATCTTGCCCTCTGACGCTTTGCCGTGCGCTGTTTCCAGCATGTACGGCGTCCTGGAGAATCCAGATCTTTTCTATTCGACTGGTGGTATTCAGTCTACTAAGGCCAGTGCAAGCTCTCAGGCCGTGGTTGCTGCCCAAAACAACTATGCGGCAGCCACCAATCAGGCAGCAGTAGCCACAACAAAGTATGCCGTGGCAACGGAAAGCGCCGCTCTGGATATCGCACGGTTAGGGTACGATTCAAATGCAGAGAGCTTCTACTATAAAGCCCCAGAAGGATACTCGGAAAAAGATGTCAAGATGGGCCGGGCTCCTGCCGATGTAGTTGCGGAGTACAAAGCCGTCCAGGCCGAGATAGATATCCTCAACAAGAAATTAACAGATGCCAAAGAGAATTATCTGGACTGTTGGGACATCTCATCTTCGTATTCGCGGTGGCTCTGGCAACCTGAGCAACAGGCCACGCTATTCCAGGGATCTTATATTGGGTCATCCGCAGGATATCAATCATGGGCCGGGGCCGGAAAGTCTGGATCCGTTGGGTGGGATGCAAATGCAGATCTGCTGTCCGGATTTCAAGAGGGCTATGCAGCAAGCCTGTTCCGAAATACTGGCGATGTCTCGGCCCTGGTAGCTGAGAGCAAGTTCAGCCAGGCAACGGTGGCGTCTGCCATCAAGAATACCGAGATTGCCAAAAATACAAACGACATAGCAAAATCGTCCGAGACCACGGCCCTAACTCTCAAGTCGACATCTACGACATGGGATGAGATTAACGAAGGCGTGGCAAAGCAGTCTTCCGAATCATCCGGCACAACGGCGGGGGCAGGAGATCTCTCATGGGGTGGGGCGGCAGGCCAAAAAGTCAAGGGGTCCCTCACAGAGTTCGATGCGTTTGAGTCCGGCCTGGCCCGATGTGTCGAGTACATGTCTGATTGGGGCCTGGTGCAGGAGGGCATTCTCTCAAGCGAGCTGTTCTATGGTGGCTTTGAGGGGGGCTACATCGGGAAATCGGAGTACTACGATCCCGCATTGCATTCAGCCGTTTCCGGTGCCGAAGAGCATAATTTCCTGTCCTGGTATCCAGTGTCTCAGCCATTCGCAGATCAAGCCGCTGCAAATGGCCTGATGGGGACAGGCAAGACGACCACGGCGGAGAGTGAAAGCGACACCAAAGCAATCGCAACAGGCGTCAGCCAAATTCAGAGCCAAGTCTCTGAGCTGGGGGGAACGCTGGTTGGGGTGGAGCAGAACGGCTCTGTTCTGATCGGGACCTACGAGACTTCGGCGGGCATTCAAGAACAGATGGCAGTTGACCTCGACTCGATCAACGCCAACACCGCCAAGCAGACAGAGTATGTAACCGGTGGGGCCTTGACTGCAGGACTTGTGTCCGGGTCAGGTTGGTTTGAGTCGGCCAAAGGTGCATATGGCTCCGTCCTGGTTCAAAATACCGTTAGCGCGAACCCTGCAGGTGATTGGGGCACTTCGGGCAATGCGGCCTCCTGGATGACGGCAGCGACGCCCGGATTTGCGTGGGCGAAAGGCGGCCTCGCAGACTCTCCAGAATACTTCATGAATGACGGCCAGCTATCCGTTCGAGGTGAGGCCGGGCCTGAGCTGATCCTGCCCCTAAATGATCCCGCCCGTACAGCCGAGCTAATACATCAGTACCTACCAGGCATCCGGAAGTTCGCCAAAGGTGGGCTGGTGGGCGGTGGCATAAGTGCGGCCATCAGTCCTTCGGAGATCCTGGCATCAGTTCAGCAGACTCATGTCTACGCGCCTGTAATCAGTGGTTCTGGACTATCGAAAAAGGAGATCGAGGATTTGCTGGAAAAGGATCATGCGAAGTTCATAAAAGAATTGGATAGAATAGACGCCCTGGCAAGGGGCCGGAGAGGATAATCCCCTAGAGCCAATTGCCAACAGACGCGCTCAATCTGCTTCCTTGGCCGTCCACCGTTTTAGTCACATCCCCATAACCATCAGAATAGGTTAGATACTTCCCATTTGCGATGACCTCATTCACATAGCTGAGGAGTATGCTGCCGGTGGTGGTATCATAATTTTGGCGCGTCCGTTCCGGGTAAGCTTCCCATATTGCGACTATCTGGCCATTCGACCGGGCCGCTAATCCTATGCGAAGAGATCCGAGATAACCCGGCGTGGCATTTATGAGGTAGCCATAATCAGCAACAAGCATTGCTATGGTTTTTTCGAGGTCTTCAGAGGTAGCATAAGACTGAGGGCGAATCGTTATGCCAATGTGGGATTGATCGACTACCACACGAGCATCATCGACACCAGGGCAAGCCTTTACGGCAACAAGGAGTTCATTTGCATCAGTTGCCTGAGCGAATCCTGCCAGCATCAGCAGAGTGCAAACGAGGACGTTGAGTTTTGGAAGTAGCATACTCTGTGATTTCACTGCTTGGAAATAAATGTTTTTAGGAGCTCTAAATGGAAATCTGGATTGCCAACCCCGGCCAGGTCAAATTTCGGGCCATATCGGATGATGTGGCCGGCCTGAAGTGGTCCTACAAGGCCGAGCGGATCGCAGACAAGTTCAAGCCCCGCGAGGTCAAGCTCGACTTGCCGCCAGAGGTCCCGGTAAAGCAGTTCGCAGAAATTATCATGCTCGACAGCCACCGGCCAGTATTTCGCGGCTACGTCGAGAACTACTCAATCGACGAAAACCGCGAACGAGATGTCACTGTGGCCGGGATGGAGCGGCTTCTCCTAAAGCGTATCATGCCGGACGCCTTCTATCCAGAGGGAACGCTGTTCACTGAGCTATTTTCGCATACTCCTACACTGAACAAGCTTCCAGGGATGCTCATGATAGCAGACTCGCTCGTAGCTCCTGGCTGGAATTTCAGCTACAAGAACGAGACCAATAACACCATCGAGCTGCCTGGCATGGGCACCGCGAGCCAATGGGCCGAGCGAGACCTCTATTTCATCGGCTATCAGTATTTGCGGCCCCTCACGGCAGTTCACGACGTTGATGAGCTGGCCTACAATGATCTGACTTACTACCGCAATTCCGCGGATCTGTGGGTCCGGATCGATGAGGACTATTCTCGTGGCTGGCCCTACCGCGGCGGCCTGATAGTTGACGGCGCTTTCGGTACCTCAATAGAGCTGGGCGAATGCCCGGCAGCCGCGGCCCTCCAGGGCGACCTCCAGACCTATGCAGGAGAGGACAAGATGGCAGACCTCATGGTCGATATCATCCGATCTCATGAGTATTACCTGCACCTCCGGGACGGGATCGACCGGCTGTACCTGGACATCACTGAAAACGAGGGTAGCACATGATCGACATTTATCAGGACGAATGCTCCAAAGCCAAGAAGTCGATCACTCAGGAGCCCCGGCCACACGGCCTCATGGCGGCAGGATTCGGCGACCAGATCTACACCGTGGCCGATACCGAGTACAAAGGCAAGATCTGGCTGTGGGAGCAGATGGAGGTTGAGAACGGCTTCCGAGACGGTATCCTGGTGACTCAGGCGGTCGAGAAATTCGAGACACTTCTCCAGGACTTCCAGTGGGCCATAACGACATTTCGGAGGATCGGCAACCTCCGAGAGGGCGACACGGTAAAGTTCCACCCAACGAGAGAGGATGCGGTAGAGCTGCCCGTCATCACCCTCGAGAGGAACTCGGAGGGAGAACTCTCGCTGGAGCTCGGGGCCAGGATGCCGAGCCGGTCTGATGCCTGGGAAGCCGAGCAGGGCATCTCAAGCGGCTACACAAACAAGTACATGACTTCGTCACATGCCGATATTGAGGGGCAATCGACGAACGAGGACGACGACACCAGGCTATTCTACCCCGGAGATCCTGCTCATATCTCTGACGGGGGGACAATTGAGTTCTGGGTACCGGGAAACGTCCTCGACCCCAGCCTCCGACCAAAGGTCACCATGGATGTGTCGATTGACCCTGAGAGCAATGAGTCTCTGTACTTCGGGGCCTGTGCGCTGCAGTTCAAGATGGCCGGCCTGCATGTCCGGGGCGGAAACATCATCGGATGGACGCCCGGATCTGAGGTGAAAGAGATCGATGTCACCAATTGGCTATCCGGCCAGAGCACCGCATTATTCTCAGGCCTGTCGAGCGCCGCGGCCCTCACGGGCTGGCCTGCAGGAGATATCAAGGTCGAGGTGGTGGTGTCCACCAGGACCGGCCATACCGATACCGTGGGCTCGATCATGCTCCTCCAGGGCACCACAGACGAGACCATCACGATCGACGGACCGGGGACGTACACGTTCACAACCAAGTGGGATGCAGTGCCGGAGATCTCCTGTACCGATCTGGATTGTTATCTGAAAATGTTTGCAGTCATTGTAAATACGCTATCAGTTGAGGTCGTCATGGCGAACGAGTACGAAGAGGCTCATGGTAGCTACGAGGAGCATCCGCGGCTGAACGTGAACGCAACGCTTCACTGCTGGAAGAGGCAGGACCGATGACGACAAGCGAGCAGTACGCCCGGATCCATGGCCTGGATCTGACGTCGGTAATCACTCCTGATGTGTCGGCCTCGGACGGTGGAGATCGGGACATAGACGAAGAGTCCTATCCCGGCTGGAATCGGGCGCGCGTGAGGGATAAGGGCCGAAAAGCAGTCACCTACTCAGGCCTCTGTAAGTCCATCGACCCTGAAGATATCGAGGCCGTGATTGCGGAGTTTAACAACGCTCCGCAGGACTGCGAGTTCTACCCGATAGATCCGGATAGGTGCATCTATGCTGCTGCCGCTTCGGCTCGATTCGCAAAAGTTGAGGGCACGGCAGAGTCCACAAACTACATTCATGCCAACTTCAAGGTCACGACCAGGGAGCCGTTCTGTTATGCTCCTCGGCAGGGCCTTCTTCATGCGATGGACGTGGCCCTGCCGGCCACCAGTGCCGCAATCACCGCAGAGGGCACAGAGGACAACACGATCAATTACCTCCTGATGTCCGGGGACCTGATAGATGGGATCTATACCAAGAATGTGTACCTCACGGTGAACGGATGGTACAAGCTCCTGATAACGAAGTTGATGCATAAGGACAACTTCGAACTTTCTCGATGGGGTGAAGTCATCCACTCCTACCGGATTAACTGGTTTGAGACCCCCACATTTTCCTATCTGCAGGATGATCTTTGGGGCAGCACATATTGCTACGGTGGCGCGATCGCTAACGAGCAGCTCACCATGACCAACGGGCGGCTCATGTTCCCCTTCGCCGGGCCGTTGCCTGTGGCCGATACGCCTCCCCCGAAGTTGCAGTTCTTCTTGATATCTGGAGCTCCAACCATCAGGCGAACGTATTCTGCCGACTTGACGGACTATGACGTTCTCGACATCGATCTTGTGCAGGGACATAATACTATCGAAATTCCTGAGTGCGATGGGCACAGTTTCATTTCTTTTGGATTGTATGGTAGCTTCGTAGTGTCTGATGTTTATGCAGAAGTTCATCGATACCTGGCAGAGTCCGAGCTTCCCAAAATCAAGCCGCGGGACGTGTTCACCATGCGCGTATCGGACGGGGCTACATCCAACCACTCGATGAGACGGCTGATAGTAGACTATAGAAATAAATTCTGGTGGTAATTTTGATCTGGGAAGATTATTGGGAAGAAGAGAAAACCGGTCGGCAGGGACCTGTCGGAGATGACGGGACGACTGCAGATACTGGTTATTGGGTGACCGGCACAACATACTATGAGAATCACCGATGTTACCATACCAAGTCCGATCATGGCCAGAGTGTCTATCGGGCGAAGGTGTACCATATCGCCTCGGCGGCCACGGAGCCAGAGGTAGGGGCTCTATGGAACGATTATTGGGAGTTGTTCTCGGAAGGCGGCCAGGATGGGGCGGGGTCTGGGGATGTGACGTGCTCATCAGTGACTGCAGCCGGTCAGATAGCAGCGTTTTACGATTCGGGCGGGAAGAGGATAAAGCCACTAGTGGCGACTATAAACGATATATACTTCCACGGCCTGGGTGAGATGACAGCAGACATCGATCGAGATGCAGACTATATCAAAGTACTCGATACGTCCTCATCCGTTTATCGGAAATGCCTGATAAACAAAATCCACCGGGCCACAGAGACAATATCCCTGATGAATAAGGGCCTCCACCCCCGAAGCACCTATCTGCCATGCAAGGTGCTCACCTACAAAGATCTGCCAGTCACAAGGCGCGCCCTGAAAGTTCTGCCATTCGAAAAAGATGTGATCTCTTATGCAGAATGCAGCTTTGTGATGCCGGAGGCGTGGGACGGCGGGGCCCTGTCGGTTCAATTCTATGGCTGCCTGGCAACTGCCGCGCCCGGCACCGTCCGGATGGCTATAGCTGGCCGGTGTGTAGTTGACGGCGAAAGCCAGGACTTGGCAGACTGCACGCTCGTTGGCGTGACTATGCAGTCTCATGAGGGCGCATATTACCTGATGACCTCTGATCCGGTGTCACTCACCCCGGCAGCTTATGTATCCACATCGAGACGGGGCGGATGCAAGATACTGCTTTCGATTTGCAGATACGGGATATATGCTGATACAGTAGGGGAAGACTTTCTGCTAGAGGATGTCTACATTACGTACGGGGTGAAGGATCTGTGACGGATTCGGTTCTTACCCTTATCCCAAATGGGGGGTCCGAAGGATGGGATCGGATGGGGCTCGGCTATGATAGCCTGCCGATAGCGTTTACTCCGCTCAATGCCGGTAGCACCGCAGGCAAGAGCGTCATGTTCTCGCTCACCGATGCCGCTGTAGCCGGTGACATTTCAAAAATCGTGATAGCCTATCGGGTCGCTGCAAGCGAAATGTACGGGGCATCGAGCACGGCCAGAGGGAAGACCAACACGGACGGCACCGACTACGAGACAGCTCCGATAGTTCGGGCCGAGGTTGACCCTACTTGGTATTATGTGGATGTGACCACCAATCCGGCTACCGGATTAGCTTGGACATGGACGGACATAGACTCGTTATCGGCTGGCATCAGGGTGAACGTGAACTATGGTGGCTGGCTGAATTTGCACCAGTTCAAGATACTGGTTTACTACGATCCGGGGGTCTACGAAGAAGAATCCGATGTTGGCGGCAACGTTGGGATCTCGCCCGGAATGATAATGTAAGAGGTGATATTTTTGGATAGAACATATCCTACGTTCGACGACATTGGCAATCTTTTCGGTGGCAAGTGGGAGACCGGCGTCTGGATGAAGAAGGGCGAGCGCCGGACGAACTGGGGGGTGGCGTTCGTTTGCAAAGTGGCCCACCTGTCCAGCTCGGCCAATGAGCCGATAAGCGACGCCACTGCTATCTATGCCAGGGTGTTTCTAGGGGATTACAGTGCAACCACTGTCTACAGAAAATATGATGGAACGAAGTACAATGGCAGCGCTTTCTTCTCTCGGATCGAGGACAATGTAGGCCATACCCCGCCCGCTGACGGCACGAGCGATGCTTATTGGTACTGTTATGCCGAGAGGGGCGCTATTGGCTTGCAGGGGCCTTCTGGAGGCCCGGCAAACCACATGGCATGTGATGTGCCAGTGGGGGTCAAGGATGGAGTAAACAAGAGCTTCACCCTTCCAAATACACCAACCGGCCCGATAATGCTCTTCTATGGGTCTGCCGGATCTCTGGCTCTGATGATGTACGGCGATGCGTTCACTAATGACGGTGCTGCTATCACGACTATCACCTTCGCACCAAATACGGCAGAAGGCGACCAATTCCTAGCATTTTACCCGATCGAATAGGCGGTTTTTCATATGAGAATTTTATACTTTTTGATCGTAGCCTTGCTGCTCTTCGGGCAGGCAGACGGATTGCGATGGGATCAGCTAGGCCTCAACAGATCGCTACCACAGGGCGCTAACATCACCCTGAATGGCGGAGATATCCTCGGCCAGGCATTCGCGACGGAATATAACACAATTGTCTATCCGGATGCGGATTTTACTACTCTGTATGCGATTTACGGCGGAAACCGAACCAGGATATCAAGCGGTCCGATCAGCCCGGATTACAATACCGCTATCATCCGGGCAGGCATCAACGCTACGCCAGAAAACGGCACAATTCTGATAGCAGGCGGGCCGTACAGCATGGAAGCAGACATCAATTGCACAACGGGCACGTCGTCGTACATCTATTTCTGGACGGCTCTGCCAATCACAAAAGATATCCACATCAAGGGCCTAGGCCGAAATGCCACAGTCCTAAAGTATGCTGCAGATCAGTACAGCTCCACTAGGCCCGCTCTGCTGATGTTCGATTTCTGCCCATTTTCCGAAAGCGGGGGAGATGGAGTTGGGCCTGGCCATAATGCATTTTCGATGGAGGATATAACTTTCGACGGAAATGTCGCCGAGCAGGAGCCATACTATCATGACGGCGCGGGCCTCTTCCTGTCAGGATCGATGAGATCTAACACCCTCATCCGAAATGTGGAGTTCAGAAACAGCCCGAACCATGCCCTTTACCTCGGATATAACGGCGGGGGTTGGGAGAATCATGCTGTAGTGGAAAACATTTATAGCCATGACAATTGGGGGTCGAGTCAAATTGACAATACCGAGGACACAGTGATAAACAACTTTGTCTCCAAAAACGACTCTTACGGCATGTGGTCCGCGTCACGAATGGCGCTGGTATTGGACGGGATGCACGCGAATAGCGGCCACCTGATAGTGAATAATCTACACATCATAGATGGCAGCCTATATATCTTCGGCTTCTGGAAATCGAGGGACGACTTATCCATGAGGTTGTCAAACATCTACATAGATTCTAGGGAGGTCAGTAAGCACGGAGCATATATATATAATTGCAATAATGTTACTCTCGATGACGGAAAGATTTTATCCGGCACGGCAAGTTACGCCGTGTCGGTGAAAAACGCCACAGGAGTTACATTGGACGATATGGAGCTTAGAGGATACCGCGGCTTCGTGACAGAAACAGGTTACAAGTCCGATGTCAAGCTCGATGGCTGCGATATCAATACCTCTGGAGATTGCTTCATGGTGTTTGGTACCGGTTCCACTGCGCTGTTGACTTCATGTGATCTGTACACATCAAATCCTACAAAATATCTGGTCAACGTGCAATCCGGCGCTAGCGCCACTCTGGTCGGATGCCGTGGGACGGGGGCGGGCCTCATTTACGTGGGTGGAAGCGGCGGCTCGCTAATACATGCAGGAACAGTTGGATTAGGCTTAGAGGTCCACGGGACTGCCACCGTGGCGGATGGGGGGACGATAGCGCACGGGATGAAGATCACGCCGCGGGGGTGCTTCATAATGCCATCATTGACCGGAACGATGGTGGGCTACAGCCTGGATGCTACGGATATCACTGTGGACTTTTCAGGGGTGGAGACCACCCAGACGGTCAGCTATTGGGCCTGGTATTAGCCATGCCTGACCGTGCAGGCCGCCTATTCTTCGGCGGCTTGGACAGCCAGCTCTTGCGCCAACGCATCCCGGACGACCTGCGACCGCTTGCCTCGTGGCCACCGATCGATAGCCGCGGCGATGTCCGGCGGCAGCATGAAGTGCCGCGAGACGTACTTTTCGCCGGGGGGCTTGGCCCGGGTCATGCCACCTCCCAGTCTTCCACCTTCGCCACACGGACGAAGGCCACCTCTCTGACCATACATGTATCTGCCTCAATTTCAGTGCACCGCCGGAAGGCCCACGGTCTTCCGTCATGCCCTACGGCCACGTATGGCCACAGGGCCCGGACCTCTTCGGGAGGTGTCATGGCCGCCACAATTTCCTCCCGGGCGAGATACTTGCATTGAGCGATGGCCTCCCATCGCCCCTTCAGTACCCAATGCTGTACCCACCCGTTCGGGAATGCGGCGCGGACAGCATCCTCGTTGTTTGTTTTCCGCAGCTCTGCCAGCCTCTCGCCGGCAGTCTTCCATCTTTCGATGGAGATGGGCCGCATTGGACCTTGCAGGACGCGGCCCTGCGCCCGGTACTCTTCTACCATCCGGGCCATTTCTTTCTCGACTTCTGGGAAGATCACATCTTCCCGATAGCCATGAACACCGATGACATGAGGGCCATTGCCCCCGTCCTCGCCCAGGCGCATCCAGAAGGACACGCCGGGCCCCATCGCGTCGGACTTGGAAGCCCGATCGCACCACCATTCGCCGTCGTCGGTGGCGGCCCCTAAGTACTTCATAGAGGAGGCCATCTCAGGCCACCCCCTTCAATCGCAGGCCATCAACGGCCACAAAGAACTTCTCGTAGTCAGCCACAATTCCGAGCGTCTCGGCCCGGATGCTGGAAGGCCTGGTGTCCTGGGCTCTGGCTACCTGCATGATTGCTCTGGCCTGCTTCGCAATCTCGCGGGCCACTTCCTTTCTTCCTGGAAAGGCTGGACTCCAGGATGTTGCGGCCCTGGCGATATCTGCATCCAGCTCGCCGATCTCTGCATCTTCTTCAGCGGCGATCTTAGCGCGGAGGCTTTCATCATTCGATTCCATGATTCTCTTTACAACGGCTTCAGTTACCATTTTTCTCATCCTCGTATTCCAACAATACCTACATATAGCCGCTAGTATATATAGCCATCGGTACTAACGGCTATTAGATGCCCAACTGCGGGATGTGGGCCAGGTATGCTTTTCTGACATCGTCGGGATCGATGTGAAAATAAACGTCTATCGCCTCCTTCATGACATCGCCACGCAGCCACTTCACATAGTCTCGATTCATGCCGGCCCGCAGCAGGTGGGTCACGAACCAGTGCCGGCAGCAATGCGGCGTGAAGCGATCCGACAGGCTCTCTGAAGCCGGGTCATGCAGCCCAACGGCCTGGGCGTACTTCTTCACCAGGGTGTCAATCTGCATAGGATTGACTCGTTGGGACTTGGTGCTCGGAAAGAGGGCCACGTCTGCCCTACGCCAATTCGATCTGACATCGAGCCAGGCCTTCAGGGCGCGCGCGGTCTCATGATCATAGAACAGGACCCTGTTGCTCCGCTTCGCGGTGGGCTTCAAGGTCAGGCTCATGTCCTGCAGGTCGATGTCCGACACATCCAGGGTCACGAGTTCACCGCGCCTCATGCCGGTCTTCAGAAGTAGCAGCAATATGGCCCGATCTCTGCTGCTCAGAACCGAGTTCACCAGCATGGCAGCCTGATCTATCGAGATTAGCTGCCGGGGGTCCGTGTCAGAGTCTTCCTTATACCGCCGGAGATATCGCTTTCTGAAGGGGTTCACGGGATTTGCGGCGATCAATTCCTCATCGACCAGGTAGGTATAGTACTGCGAGATACAGGAGAACGCTTTGGTCTGGCTCGCGAGCTTCAGTTTTCGGCCCCGGAGCACCTGCAGGTAGGCTCTGAGGTCGTTGCGATCGGCCTTCTCAGGATCTTTGCCGCGCTGCTCCAGGGTCCGGCAGAACTCTCCGACATAGCAGATATAGGGCTGCAGGCGCGAGATATTCCGCAGCTCAAGATCTTCTATGAAATCTGAGAAGGTGGTTAACCTACCCACCTCCAGCCGTTATGCGACTCTTTTACCAGGCCATGCAGGCTCAGATCCCGGAGCTGCACGGAGACGGCCTGGACGGCTTTGCCATCCTTGGGATCTATCCCCAAGTCACTCAGCAGCTCGCGGGTGTCGAAGATCCCGCCGCGCTGCAGCAGGGAGACCAGGGCGCTATCATACTCTCGCGGGCCCATGGAATCCGGACGATCGAAGCCTCCGAACCGGAGCTTATAGATCTCCGACTGGGCGTTCTGCAGAGTGATTTTTAGGAGTTTTAATTCTTGCTCTAGCCCCAGGCATCGACTTTTTAGCTCAGAGTTTTCTCGGATTACATCAGGCCGGGTCTCGTCCTGGCCGGAGCGCCTGCCCCGTTCTACCATCTCAAAAATATATTTTGAAATGCTGCACTGATATTGTGCAGCTTCACTATTCCACCTCTCCATCAATTCTTCAGAGGGGAGGTAGACGGTCGCAGTCCTGCCGCAAAATTCTTTGCCTGCCATGTCATCATGGCAGGGCGATGAAGATATATAATATATACGGTAGCCATATAGACTCTATGGAGAGAGCCTATCTGAGTACAGTATAGGTATCCACTTAGCCCCATTCCCAGCCGTTCGCCACGAGGGCACGGGCGAAGGCAACCGGATCTTTCTGGGGGCCCATGATGGCCTCAGCGTAGTTTACCTCGACGGTCGAGACTGAGGCACCAGCCGCTTCAAGCTCAATGATCGCACACTCCGGAGGCATTCCGGTGATCTTCAGATGTACCGTACCCATATGGATGCAGATCGTCTTTCGGGCAACTGGGGCTTCGGCCCCTTCTCGCATATCACATTTCATCATTTTCAACCTCTCGGATTGACCGAATTTCTGAGACGCGCACGACTACCTTGCGCCCCTTTTCATCTTTTCCTTTCGCCCACTCCTGGGTGAGGTCGAGTTCGCCTTCACATGCGAACTCCATCCACCCATTTGGGAAATAGATCATGTATTGGGCCATCTAGGCCACCTCCCGTTCCATCGCAGCCACGGCCTGCGATGTAGTCATGGCCATGAGCCTCGCGGCCTTCTTTTCGGATATCGGGGCATAGCATACCGGCGCGCCCTGCTGATTGGGCTGCATCTGAATCAGGTAGGACCCTGCCGGATGCTTCTGGTATCTGAGATCCCCGAAGTCCTGCACGGTCTGGAGGGCACCGTCGCCCTCCTCGGCCTGCACCAAATTAGTCCAATGGCGCAACATTCCTATTTCAGAGCTATTGATGATGGTTTTCATTTTTCATTCCTCCTGGAGAGGGCCCTAAAGGCCCTCGGCCCTCCTAGCCTTGAAAACATCCCTCGGATCGAGGCCCGCCACATATTCCTCTACGAACTTCTGCCAGTCCTCGAAGGACCGGATCACCTCACGAGCATAGATCTGTCCGGCTTCTCGATATGTATCATGCTCCTCAAATGGATAGTAGGACATGAGGTCCTTGTCTCCGATTGCGCCCTGCAGGAATTCCACTGTCATTCCCGCAATATTGATCCAGGCTCGGAAGTCCCATCCGAGGGCGGCCTCGTCTACCTTGCAGAGATCCACTGTTGCCGCATTGACTGCTCCTCGTTTGTACTTCAGCCCGACTTTGATTGTATTTTCTTGCATTTTCAACACCTCACATTTCACTATACCATACTGGTACGGTATGGTATATAAGGATATCGGATCAGTCCCACGATTCCAGACAAGGGATCTTCTCAGCCATCCGAAACCGGCATGGGCGGCTGAAGAGCTGCACAGCTTCCCGGCCCCATGCAGAGAACTCCATCGCGCGCCCGTGGTCCTGCGCGGGCAGAAGCCTGTCTACCTGCTCGACTCCGAGATGCATCGAATACGGGGCATCGGAGTCGTCGTCGAAAAGGATCTCCATCATGTCCTTACGGCCCATGCCAGGGCCGCGAGAGATCACGACGAGCTTGGCTGTCATCATCTCAGGGATCTCGGCGGCTCGGCTGTCTGGAACGAGGAGACGCGCTGCACCGGCATTGAAGCTAAGAAAAAAGAAGCCTCGGCAGGCCATCTCGGAGTCCCAGAAGTTCGATGAGACTATCCGGGGGCCATCATTCTGAATTCGCAGGGCCATTGGCGAGCACCTCCTTCCCCCGGATCTGGCAATACTCCCAACTGCACTCCGCACATTCGTGGGAGGCCCCCGGATCTCCTTCGATCTGGCATCCCACGACCTTGCCGTCTCGCATGAGGGCAACCAAGATGTTGCCGTCTTCATCGAGCTGCATGAGGGTCACTCAGGGAGCCTCCCTCGCGGCTTTCTCCCTGATGGCCTCCGCCACCCAGGGGGATCGCTGGCCGACAGGCACGGCGTCCACCAGAGCATCGACATCCGGTGGCAGGGAGAAAGTGCGGTCCCGGTTCTTCTCCACAAGAGACTTTCGGGCGGACATCAGGCCACCTCATTTCCGTCTGAGTCGTAATAATACCACGACTCGTGGAGTAGATCTCCGGTCGCCTTCAGTTCGTTGCCCTCTCGGAAATGCAGGGCGCGCTTGATCTCACGGGGCTCCCGGACGATACCGGCGGACGCAAGATATGCCGCCAGGCCCATGACTCGCTGCTCTTTCTTGTTGAGCAGCTCGCGCAAGATGAATGCCACTCAGGCCACCTCCGCGCGGTTGGCTCCCGGCCACATGCATGTGTCTGCCTTCCCACAATCCAGGCAGAACGCGCTTCCGCACCCAATCACGCTTTCCTCATCACCGAATACGAATTTTTCATGCTCGTAGTTCTTCATTTTTCCCAGCCTCGCATTTTCACTATACCATACTGGTACGGTATGGTATATAAGGATGTCGCCCCGGTGCGGAGTTGCCGCAAATGGTAGTGTCACATCGAGCTGGCTGAACGGCGGGGGTGTGGCACTACCATTTGTTCATACTTGCATGCAAGTATCAAGTATTCCGACCATCTCGCATAGAATCAACTTTGTATAATATATTTTATTATATTTTATCTCTATCTCAAAGTAATCAATATCAATAAAACTCATAAATCTCTTCGAATTCAAGAAAAATCAAAGGATCTCAAAGAGAGATGTGAGGATACTTGATACTTGCGTGCAAGTATCGTCAGCCTTTTGCAGCTCGCAGAATTAAGACATTCTTCTTGCGATCTGCATGGAAAGGCCGAACCTCGATACTGTCTAACATGGTCGCGAGGAGTCTCGAAAAAACGGTCTCGCTCAGACCCATCCGTTGCCGCGCATCCTTCGCGAACATCTTGCCTTGATTGACCGTCAGAAGAGCAATCAAAACCTCTTTGCGGTCTCGCTGGGTGGGGGTAGGCTCAGGCTCTTCCTTGAATCGCAGCTCTGCGATGTACTCGCTGTGCTTGTCTAGCCGGGCCTCATGTTCTTTTGTGACCTCCGACAAGCGGCAGACCTCCGCGAGCAGAGCATTGAACATCGTGGCCGGTAGGGCCACGAGTTCCGCGCTCTCCGCACTGTCCGCAATGCTTATAGCCGAAGCTGGGATAGTATCAGTAGACATTGTAGTACCACCTACGTTGTCTATGCGGAAATGGGCTCAAGAGTGGCCATCTGAGGGTTTTCGATTCCACTCTTTTCCATCTTCGCGTTCACTTTCTTCACTATCCCGATGACCTCATATTCTATGATGTCACCTGGCTCGATCCCCATCACTTCAATTATCTCAGGGGGGAGCGAGACCTGGCCGCTTTTCGCCACTTTTCGTATTGCTCGCATGTTTCTCACTATATACCCTTTCAGTATATAAATGTATACGCTTATCGCGTTAATCGCATTTATTTTGGGTCGTAATTGCTAAAAGATAGTTATTTATACTAGAAATTACTAATAGGTAATTGTGATGTGAATGGTACATACAAAGAATCTCTCAGCCAAGGCGCGTGCCAGCTTCCTGGCATCCGCAGATCCCGCAAGAGTGGCCGCTACCCTGGCCGCCGAGGAAAAGATGAAGTCCCTCTTCCAGGCCGGTGCCCTGAATGGCATCGTGCAGTACGGCAGTCTGCCGCCCAGGGTCCGGCCAGCGCCGCAGGGGGCTTTCTGAGATGGCAAAATCACAATCAAAGAAGGTCGGTCGGGCCACCAATGCGAGCCAGATCTATGAGGCCCAGGTGGGCCTGCATTGCATGCGGTGTGGGGGGGCAATCCTCCCCGGTGAGCATTTCACCAGGCCATCTCTGGGCGGGAGGCCGGTTCGCACTGGCCCGGTCTGCCGAGAATGCAAGCCGTTTCAAGAAATGCCTGCAGGGGTGGCCTGAGATGGCATGCACCAATGAAACTCCAATCGGCATCTGCTCCCTTACAGGTGCTGCATGTGTATATGTGCAACTCTCCTTTCTGAGGTGGCAGGAAGACTGCACGGATTACAGGAGGCACTCTGAATGAAGGTGAGAATGAAAGTGAAATCCAAGACCGAACTGGAGGGCACGGCAGCCCTTCTGTTTGCAACGATTGAGCACGGTTTCAGGCCGTGTGAGATTGTGTACATAATCTCAGAACTGACACGGTTGCAGAGCCTTGCGATGCTCCGGAAGGAGCGAGACGGAGGAGAGAGCTGATGCACCAGTACGGCTTCTCCGCTCGCTGCAAGAGCTGCGAATATGCGGCGGATTGCGCCGCGATGGATGACGATTGCGTTCATGAGTTGGGGGAGGTGGACGACTGATGGCCGCTTCCCAACAGCTCAGCATCCAGGAACGCGCCAGGACTGCCAGCATAGTCGAGCAGGTCCGGGAGGCCGCCAAGGAATACGGGCCGCATGTCTGCAAATGCGAGAAAGCCCGTGATCCTGGCGACCTGGCCAAGTTGGCCGCCAAGCTCTGTCAGGTCATGAAGGCCTGCGCGGTGGTCTCCAAGGACAAGCAGAACCCTCAGCAGCACTACCAGTACGCCAGCTCGGATGCAGTCCTGGCGAAGGCTAATCCGGCCTTTGTGGCCGCGGGCCTGGCGACGGTCTACGAGATCGAGGTTCTGGATAGGCAGCTCCGGACCACCAGCTCCGGCGCGATCTGGGAGCTAGTGACGGCGAGAGCAAGGCTCACCATCATAGACAGCGAGACCGGGGCAACCTTGCAGACAGATGGGATTGGGCAGGGATATGACCCATCCGACAAGGCATTTTCAAAAGCCCAAACACAAGCTCGCAAATATGCCCTCCTCCTGGCTCTGAACATCTCAACCGGGGACGATCCAGAGGGCGATGATCGCTCAGATAAGGCCCAGGTCCCTGCTGCGATCTGCAAGAAATGCAAGGGTCCGGCAGCTTACGTCAAGGACGAAGAGTTCGACGGAAAGCCAGTCAAGATATATTTCTGTGAAAAGTGCCGGAAAGAAACGAGGGTGGCGGTTTAAATGGCCCCAATTTGCCCGATCATGTCGGCCAATTACCATGATCATGAGTGCCTGCAAGAGCGGTGTGCTCTGTGGGATGACGGAGTCTATGACGAATATGAGCCTGGCTGTGGCCTGGTCCCGCGGGAAAATCGGAGGGCCTGAGATGTCATCCGATCCAGTACAGGAACAGCTCAGCCAGCCAGCAGAGCTGCACCGCTACTGTCTGCGGTGCCACAGAAAGCTTAGCTCCGAGCGCTCCATGAAGGCCGGATTCGGGCCGGTGTGCCTGCTGAGAGAAGGGCAGGAACGTAAAGAATTTATGCAGTCATGACAAGATGTGAGAAAATGTCAGACATTAGCAGTATCGTAAGATCTCCTGTCCGGATGGATGTAATGCGACATCTCCGGCGTGGCCCCATGTCGGCGGCGGGGCTATCCGGCAAACTGGGATCTTCACAGTCAACAATCCTGCACGCAATCAATCGAATGGCCGCGGAGCAGATAGTCGAGAAGTGTGCCGAAGGCTATCAGCTCACGGGTGCAGGCTTAGTCCAGGATTCCATTCTTCAGCAGACTGCAGATGGCCTGGCAGTTCGTCACCTACCAACGACTGAAGTCGTTGGCTTGCCTCTGCGCAAAAAGTCGCGAGGCGTATGGCAGGGTGACTCTTCTCCCTGATTAGGATGTGGCACGATGATGTTGTGCTTGGCTGCCCCGGTAT